TGTTCAAAAATATAACAAAAAATAATATTAATTGTTTTAATAATAAATAACCCTTATGAGTGCAAAAACGCAAATTAACAAAATCAAGACTTTGCTTGGACTTGAAATAAAGTTAGAGCAAATGAAACTTGAAAACGGTACTATTTTAGAGGCTGAAGCCTTTGAAGCTGGTGCTGAAATCTTTATTGTTAATGAAGAAGACCGCATCGCAGTTCCAATGGGTGAGTATATGTTGGAAGACGGTAAAGTTTTAATCATTACAGAAGACGGTATTATTGGCGAAATCAAAGATGCTGAAGAAGAAGCACCTGCTGAAGAAGCTGCTCCAGAAGCAGAGGTTGAAGTAGAAGCTGAAGCTGAAACATCTGCGCCAAAAAAAGTAGTTGAATCAATCACAAAAGAAATGTTCTTTAGTGAAATTGAAAAACTAAGAAATGAAATTGCAGAATTAAAAGCTGCTAAAGTTGAGGTTAAAGAAGAAGTTGAATTGTCTGCTGAAGTTAAAGAAGAAGTAGCCGTTGAACTTTCTGCTGAAGAAGCACAACCTTTAAAACACAACCCAGAAGGTGCGGTTGAAAAAAAGCAAACAAACTTATTTGCACAAAAAGCACCTAAAACAACAAGAGACTTAGTATTCTCTAAACTATTCAATCAATAAAATAAATACATTTAAAAAATGGCTACAACTACTAACATTACAACTACTTATGCTGGTGAATTTGCAGGGAAGTATATTTCTGCAGCTTTATTAAGCGCTTCTACCATTGAGAATGGTGGAATTGAAGTAAAACCAAACGTAAAGTTTAAACAAGTAATTAAAAAAATTGACACAGACGCTTTACTAAAAGACGGAACTTGTGACTTTGACCCTACTTCTACTGTAACATTAACAGAAAGAATTTTAGAGCCAAAAGAATTTCAAGTAAACTTACAATTATGTAAGCAAGACTTTAGAGACGATTGGGAAGCAGTACAAATGGGATATTCTTCATTTGACAACTTGCCACCAGCATTTGCTGATTTCTTATTAGCACACGTTGCCGCTAAGACTGCACAAAAAACTGAATTAAACATCTGGCAAGGTGCTGATGCTAATGCAGGTGAATTTGACGGTTTAGTTGCTTTAATGACTGCTGACGCTGATGTTGTTGATGTAGTTGGAACAACAGTTACTGCTGCAAACGTAATTGACGAATTAGGAAAAGTTGTTGATGCTATTCCATCTGCAGTTTACGGAAAAGAAGACTTAAACTTATATGTTTCTCAAAACGTAGCAAGAGCATACGTAAGAGCATTAGGCGGATTTGCTGCTGCTGGTTTAGGTGCTAACGGTACAAACGCAATGGGTACACAATGGTTCAACAATGGTTCACTTTCTTTTGACGGTGTTTCTATCTTTGTTGCCAATGGTTTAGCTGACAACTACATTGTAGCTGCTGAAAAATCTAACCTATATTTTGGAACAGGATTATTAGCTGACCACAACGAAGTGAAAGTTATTGATATGGCAGATTTAGACGGAAGTCAGAATGTTCGTGTGGTAATGCGCTTTACCGCAGGAGTACAGTACGGAATCGGTTCAGACATCGTTCTTTACACACCAGCATAATTCTAACTAACTAAATTTAAAGGGTGGGTGAGCCGTAAAAGCCTACCTACCCTTTTTTTATAACCCTTAAAATATATAAAATATGGCTTGTGATATTTCAGCTGGTAGGTTAGAGCCTTGTAAGGATTCAGTAGGTGGTTTAAAAGCCGTTTACTTTGTGAATTACGATGCCGACATCTACACAGGCGCAACAATAACATCTGGTGAGATTACAGGATTTGGTTCTGCAATTACACTATACAAATACGACCTTAAAGGTGCTAACAATTCTTTTGACGAAACAAACGAAAATTCAAGAGACAACGGAACATCTTTTTGGACACAAACAGGAACATTGGTTCTTAAAAAGCAAGACCTTGCAACACAATCGCAATTAAAATTATTAGCTTACGGAAGACCTTTAGTAGTTGTTGAAGACTACAATGGAAACTTTAGAATGGCTGGATTTGAAAACGGATGCGAGGTAGTTGTAAACACCGCAAGTGGTGCTGCAATGGGAGACTTAAACGGTTACAATATTACTTTCACAGGAACTGAAAAAGAGCCTGCAAGTTTTATTGATTCTACAATTATTGGAGATACTGTAAACACAACAGTTGTTTCTGGTACATAATTAGATTAGGTTTTAATTGAAAGAAGGGGTAAGTTTTAACAACTTGCCCTTTTTTTTGTTTTTATATTAAACGGACAAAATGATTGTTTTAAGACCAATAGAGACTGCACAAACGCTTAAATTCATACCACGTGAATATAATGCGACTAAGGTTGTTTTGGTAGACGAAAGCACAAATACAGAAGTAGAAATAAACGCTACTTTCACACAGGATAAATACTATTTAACTGCCGACATTACTTTTAGTTTAATTGAAGGTAGGTTTTACAATTTAACGGTATATAATGTAAACGATATTGTTTACAAAGACAAGGTATTTTGCACAAGTCAAAACGTATTAGATTATTCAATTAACAAAGACGTTTACACAAGCAATGTTACAGATAACGAATACATTATTTTATAATGGATAACATACACATAGTAAATTTAAGTAAGTACACTTCACCAGAGATTGTTGAGGTTAAAAATAAGGATTGGGTTCAGTACGGTGAAGACAATAATTACTTTCAATACCTTATAGACAGGTATCAAGGTAGCACAACAAACAACGCTATTATAAACGGTATGTCTAAAATGATATACGGTAAAGGTTTAGATGCTACTGATTCAAACCGAAAGCCAGACCAATACGCACAAATGCGTTCTTTAATTTCTAAGGACTGTTTGAAGTCTGCCGTTATGGACAGAAAAATGTTGGGAATGGCTGCTTTACAAGTTACCTACGATAAAGGACTTGTTAAAAAAGTAACACACTTCCCAATGCAAACCTTAAGGGCTGAAAAATGCAATGAAGATGGCGAAGTAGAAGCGTGGTATTATCACCCAGATTGGTCTAAAATTAAACCAAGTGACCAACCTAAACGCATACCAGCTTTTGGATTTGGTGGTAAAAAAGGAAACGAATTATACATTGTTAGTAGTTATGTAACGGGTTCTTATTATTACCCTCCTGTTGATTATCAAGGTGCATTGCCTTATGCAGTTTTAGAAGAAGAAATTGCTGACTATTTAATTAACGACACAATTAATGGTTTTAGCGGTACAAAGGTTGTAAACTTTAACAACGGAGTACCTACGGAAGAACAGCAAACTATAATTTCAAATAAGGTACTAAACAAGTTGACTGGTTCAAGAGGTCAAAAAGTTATAGTTGCTTTTAATAGTTCGGTTGAAACAAAAACAACGGTTGAGGATATACCGTTAAACGATGCACCAGAACACTACCAATATTTAAGCAAGGAAGCAGAGCAAAAAATATTAGTAGGTCACAATGTAGTTAGTCCGATGCTTGTGGGGGTTGTTACAGATAACCAAGGTTTTTCAAGTAATGCAGACGAAATTGAAACAGCATCTAAGTATTTTTACAATATAGCTATTAAGCCATTTCAAGAATTGATAATTGATGCGGTGGATAAAATTTTAGCGTTCAATTCAATAAGTTTAGATTTGTATTTTAGACGTTTGAACTTGTTGGAAGATGTAGAAGAAAAACAACAACAGCAAGAAGAAGCGGTTGCCTTTAGTTCTCAAATGGAAAATTTGATAGCTGAATATGGTGAAGATGAAAGCGAAGATTGGGAGCTTGTAGATGCTAGAGAAGTTGACTATGACTTAGAAGAAAACTTAGACGAGCAAGTAAAGGAATGGGGGGAGCAAATGCAACCTAAAAAAAGCTTATTATCTAAGCTGTGGGAGTTTGTAGGAACAGGAAGGGCGAACCCAAACGTACACAGTGAGCAAGATAGAAAGATAGACGGTTTTTGGTTTAAGGTTCGATACAAGTACGTAGGAAATCAATCACCTAGACGCGACTTTTGTAAGGCTATGATGAGATCGGAAGAGCACACGTCTGAACTCCAGTCACGCCAAT